ATGGCTACGTTTAAGGCTACAATCGGCTACGAGAGGACTGACGGCACGTACAACGTCAGGATCCGTGTCATACATAACCGCAAGATAAAATACATCCCCACGACGCTCTACGTCGGTCACGCTGACGTCACACGCTCGGGCAAGATAAAGAACCAGGAGCTGCTCAACATCATCGACGCACGCTACCTGATGCGTTTCCGTGAGATAGTCTCCACGATTGACGGTGCGGAGTTCTACGACGTAGATCATCTCTGCGACGCGATACTCAAGCGTTTCAATAATAAAGGCGGCTTCAGGCTTGATTTTTTCGCGTTTTTAGAGGAGAAAACCAAGGCGATGAAGCCCAAGACGGCTGAAGGGTACAAATGCGCTGAGAATGCCTTGAAACGCTTCCTGGGGCGAGACGAGCTGGACGTGAACGAGATCACCACGCCGCTCATCATACAGTTCCGCACGTTCCTCGAGAACGAGAAGCGCATTGTCGGTGGGTCGCACGGCCACCGTCACGAGCTGTCGACAACAAAGAAGGGCGGGCGCTCGATCTCGATGTACCTCGGCTGCCTGCGGCACATTCACAACCTCGCACGCGAGGCGTTCAACGACGAGGACGGTGGCAGGATCGTGATACCTCGGCTGCCTTTCAAGAGCGGGGTGATACCCCAGCAGCCGAAGACCGCGCACCGCGACCTCACACGCCGTCAGCTCGAGAAGATAATAGACTACGAGGGCGAGGGACGTGCCATGCTGGCGCGTGACACCTTCGTGCTGTCGTTCTGCCTCGTGGGGATCAACTCCGTTGACCTGTACCACGCCAAGCGGAGCGACCTCAAGGATGGCGTGCTCACCTACGGACGCATGAAGACCCGCAACCAACGGGACGACGGAGCCGTCATCAGCGTACGCATCGAGCCGGAGGCTGAGCGTCTCATCGAGAAATACCGGGACCATACCAACAGCGGATACCTGTTCACGTTCCATTCGAAATACAGCAACCACCGCAACTTCAACACGGCGCTCAACATAGGGCTCAAGACCATAGCGCAGGCCGTAGGCGACAGTCTCCCGCAGAGGCTTCAGTTCTACTACGCCCGTCACTCGTGGGCTACGATAGCGCGTAATGAGTGCGGCGTGGAGTTCGAAACCGTCAACGAGTCGCTGGACCACTCTCGCGGCATGGTGGGCAGGGTAACGGACATCTACGTCCGCAGGGACTTCTCACGAATATGGGAAGCCAATAGAAAAGTTTTGGACTTTGTCAATAGCAAAAACGTGTTATTTTGAAATAGGTATCGAGAGTGTGATGCCTCGCTCATCGACCTTGAGTTCCTTACGCCATATCGGGATGTATGATGCGATGTACATAACGCCACCAAGCACACAGAACACGGCTCCAGATGCACGATAGGCTGATAACTCCTCGGCATGTTTTTCTTGATATTCAGCACTGCGTCCTGTGCCGGCTAATAGGCACACTGCTCCAAGACCTTCCAAGGCAAAGGCTCCAGCCATAAGTTGAGCGTGATAACGTAGCGAGTTGTTTATGTCTACAAGATGACTCTCTGTTGTCTGAAGACGGTTGAGTAACACCACTGACGTTGTGTCTGTAGGCTGAACGTCCTGAGCCTTGACGCTTGATAATGAAACCAAAGCCAAGATGAATAGTAAGAGTTTTTTCATGGTATGTTATTGTTTGTTGAACATTGTGCCCCTTCCTGTCAGAAGCCAGTCGGCACTCACGCCGTAGCGGCACAGCTCCGCAAACCATTCGACCTTGGCATGACGGTTCGAGTCACCGCGCTTGAAGTCGGCGAACGTGCCCACGTTGACGCCCACATCGCTGCAGAACCTGCGCAGCACCAGCCTCTTGTTGTCCATCAGGTAGTTGAACGCCTCGATGAACCGTTGTTCCTCCTGTGTCATAGCCTGTCGTTTATCATTTCGGTCAGTCGTTCGATTGTCTCCTGCTGGCTGGCCACCACGCGGATGAGCGTGGCGATCTGCGTCTCGGTCGTGTCATGATGTCCGTCACCGTCAGTGCGCAGGAACATGTCGCCTTCGCCGTACTTAACGAAACGTATCGAGATGCCGAGCTTCTCGTTGATCGTGCGCAGGAACTTGTCGGACAGGCTCAGCTTGCCGTTGATTATGTTCGAGAACGCCGGGCTCTCGTATTCGATATAGGCGGCCATGTCGCGTTTCTTCGTTATGCCTTTCGAGGCGAAGGCAATGTTCAGTGCCCGGTTGAGTCTCTCGAGCGTCTGTTGGTCGGTTACTATTTCCATTCTACCCATAGCTGTATAGTCGTATAGCGGAATTATCCGGCATGTTTTTTAGATGATGATTCGGTTGTTGTAAGGGGTTGCTGCTGTCGTTCTATTATGGCCAGCAGGCGGTCAATCTCGTCTTGGCTGCGTGCCATCGTCTCGCGGAACGTCTTGCCCTGTTCCTCGATGATACTCAGCATGCGCCCGAGGTGGTCGGAGTGGGGTTGCTGAGCGTCGCCGTGATGTATCACGTTGCCTATTTCGATGCATGTTTTAGATGCAAGCATTTCCAATTTCCTGTCGGTTGCAGGCGGAATAACACCTCCGGACTCGTAATTTGCGATGGTTCTGACACTTACACCGACCAGTTTTGCGAGCTCAACCTGCGTGATATTGAATTTTTTTCTTAAATTTACTATTTCTAATGCGTTCATAATCAATAATTTATAAAAAATGTTGCATTTTTTTTATGAAAATTGCATATTTTTTATGCAACATATTAAAAAAATGTTTATTTTTGCGGTGTTAAATTATTTGCAAAAATAATAAAAATATCAAAAGAAATAAAAAAATTAAAAAAATGGAAGAAAAAAAACAAAGACAGACCGAAAAAAAGAACGCATCGTTCCGCAACGGATACCGACAGCTGAGAGTGTGTGATCTGGAGGCGTTCAAGGAGACGCTCAAGGCCAAGCTCGGCTACTCGGACCAGACCTTCCGTCTGCGTTTGCGCGGCAAGATCGAGCCGAAGATGAGCGAAATAGAAGTCATCGAACAGACATTCGCCGAGTTCGGTGTCACACGCAACATCTGGGGAGAATGACAACAATTACAACCTTAAATAATTAAATAGTATGAAAATTCTAACCAACAAGACCTACGATTCAATGCTAAGAGCCATTGAACAGGGCAGGAAAGACCTCAAAGCCAAGGAGCAGGAACTCGAGCAAAACAAAAACACCTCGTGCAAGATAATCGGCGAGCGTAACAAGACGATCGAGGAACTGAAGGCGGCAGGCCAGAAACTCAACGAAACGAACGACAGCCTCAAGGCTGAGCTCAAAGACGTCAAGTCCGCACTCGAAACATCCGAGGCCAAACGCAAGGATGCCGAAGCGAAGAGCAGGGCCGACGCCAAGCAGCTCGACCGCAACAAACGCTATCAGAAGGAGTTCGCCAACCAGAAGACCGAAGAGGTCAAGGAGCTTAAGAACAAGATCAAGGAGCTCGAACAGAACAACGCGAAGGAACTGAAACGCATTGACGCCGTGATGGGGGTTATGGCAACGACAGTAGAGGCAGCCATTAACGTACTGGCTACCTACATGCGCATGCTTCCGCAATACAAGAAACGCAGCAAGGTTGAGATGGCGAAGCTCGCACAGGAGCTCATTAACAGCAAGGCAAAGGAACTCGTCGACGAAAAAAAGAAACAGGCAGCAGAAAAACAGGCAGCGAAAGCCAAAAACGAATAAACCATGAACGAAAGCAGGGAGACATATCTGAGTATCATCCAGGAGGCATCACGAGCCGGAGCCGCCGAGATGGCCAAGCTCCTGCGCCCGGAGGAAGACCGCATAAGCAAGCGCCAGGCGGAGAAGGAATTCACGTGGGCATGGGTCAACCGACATCTCGAGCAGGGACTCATCGTCCCGCAGCGCTCAGGCGACAAGAAGAATTCGACCATGTATTTCTCACGCTCGGCGCTTGTCTCCCTGCAATCGTCCGAGAGAATCAGAGAAACGATACTTCGTAATCAAATAAATAACAACTAAAACTTAAAAAAATCATGGAAAGAACTGAGTACATCCAGAAAGCTCACGACCTCAGAGCTGAGCAGTTAATCAACAAACTGAACTACACCGAAAAAATCGACGCAATGAAAAAAAATCATACGGCGATAATCAATGAGAAGACGAAGAGACACAAAGCGGAACTCGAGCAGCTCAACGACGAGTTCTCGAACACACTCAAGCAGGAGAAGAAACAGTACGACCAACAGCAGCAGGGCGTGGAAAACAGAATGCTCAAGCTCAAATTGGAATACTTCAAAGACCATCCGTTTGACAACGACTAAAAACAACAGACTATGGCAAACAAAATCATAACACCCTACATCGATGAACAAGGCGAGAAGTTCGTACATATCCATGCGGACAAGTACAACTTCCTTCTCGACATCAAAAACCTTTGCGAAGACCAGAACTGGAATGACGCAATGGAGATGGCAAAGGAACACGACAGGGAACTCCCGTCACTTGAAATGTGGAGCTTGATAGGCGCATTTCGAAAAGAGGTCAACGCAGTCATCGAGCAGCTCGGCGGCGACATCCTCGATGATATTTACTGGTCTTCGTCTCAGTACATTGGCTTCTACGCTTGGTACTTCTATGCCACGAATGGCACTCTGAACTACAGCGGCAAGATGAACAGGTACGGGGTTCGCGGTTCCCTCGCTTTATCAAAAAACCTAATTCCTTGAACCTTATTCTTATTAATATTAACAATTTAAAAACTTTAAAAAATGGGCAATCTTATCAAAAACCCGAGCGAACTCGCTCCAAAATCAACAATCGCATGTCTAATCTACGGCCAGCCAGGTATCGGCAAGACCACCTTGGCCTGTTCGGCACCTAACCCCGTTCTCTTTGACTTCGACGGAGGCGTGACACGTATCAACGGCGCATTTCAGGTGCCGACGGTACAGATCACCAAGTGGGAGGAGGTCAACGAGGCCATCGCCGAGATGGGCAACAAATTCAACTCAATCATCATCGACACCGTAGGCAAGATGCTCTCCTATATGGAAGACTACATCAAGCGCACCAACTCAAAGATGGCAGACGGCGCCGGCAACCTCACGCTAAAAGGCTACGGACTGCGCAAGAAGATGTTCAACGACTTCAAGAATAGTCTACTCGTGAACAATATCAATGTCATCTTCGTCGCACACGACAACGAAACCAAGCAGGGAGAGGAGACGAAGATACGGCCTCTCATCGGAGGTTCTTCCGCCAATGACCTGATGCAGGACATCGACCTGGTGGGTTATATGGAAGCCATCGGGCGTGACCGCACGATAAGCTTCGACACCACGGAGCGCTACTACGGCAAGAACACATGCAACATGCCGCCGGTCGTGAAGATACCGGTGCTGACAGACGAAAATGGTGTGGTTGTGAAGATGAACACCTTTCTGACCGACGTGCTGGCCAAGTTCTTCACTCAGCAGCAGAGTAATATCGAGCGCACACAGGAGTTCGAAGACCTTCTGGGGGTTATCGACGAGAAGATCGACTGCGTGACGGATGTTGAGACCTGCAACGAGGTATCGGAGTCGCTGAAGACGATGCAGCACATCTGGAACTCGAAGGCCATAGCAGCCAGTAAGCTCAACGACAAGGCGAAGTCACTCGGGTTACACTACAACAAAATCAGCGGTAGATATGAGCGCTAAATACAGACTTTATCCTTCGCTGATGGACAAGTTCCAGAAGTATCTCGACTCCGACCAGGAGTTCGAGAGCTTCTGGAACGTCACCCCGGAGGGCGAGTATAAGAAGACACTCGACGAGATCACGGAGGCCAACCGCCAGGCTGTCCTCGACGCCATCAACCGGGTGTCTCAGGAACCGAGCGAGGCGGCCGACAAGGGCACCTGCTTCAACGAGGTCGTGGACTGCATCGTCCACAACCGCAAGCCGGAGCGCAAGGACATCCGCATCGAGGTACTGGGTACCGACGACAACCGCTATATCGCCGCGCACAAGTACGACGAGCAAGCTGTCGAGGATCCTGCCTTCTCCTACGAGACGGCGGAGCCACGCTTCACATTCTTATACGACATAGCGATGTGCCGCGAAGTGGCCGCGAAGTATCACGGAGCCTTGTCGCAGCAATACACCGAGGCCGAGATCGAGACATCGTACGGCACGGTGCTACTGTACGGCTATATAGACGAATGGATGAAAGACCGCGTCATCGACATCAAGACTTCGAAGAGCTACGAGTTCGGACAGTTCGATGACCGCTGGCAGCGCTTCGTGTACCCATACTGTCTCACGGAGCAGGGCTACGAGGTCAACATGTTCGAGTTCCATATGCTCAAGTGGAAAGGCGGCACGGACACGAATCCGATACTCTCGGGTGACTTCTACGTCGAGAGCTATAACTACAAACACGACGCCGCGAGAATGCGCCTGAGGGCGTTTATCGAGCGTTTCGTTGAATTCATCGAGTTGAACCGCGGTGAGATAACCGACAGCCGTATCTTCAACAATGTACAGGATAAGTAATGAGATAATGCAGCTCACGGTGCGTCTCCTGGAGGGCTTCCTCGGGGAGACGTCACCGCAGGGCACGAAGGCGGCCAACCGAAGACGACTGGCCAAAAAAGCGGTCAAATACCTCAAGGCGCGATGCAAAGAATAGTATTTCACAAAGAATGGTATGATATTATCGCCATGATGAACCAGAAGCGCAAGCTGCAGTTCTACGACCTGGTGATGACGTATGCCTTCACAGGAGAGGTCGTCGGGCACGACGAGGCGCTGGATGCAGCTTTCCAGAAGATCAAGACGGTCATCGACCGGGAGTCAGCTTCGTACGAAAAACGATGTGCAGCCAACCGCCTTAACGGTCAAAAAGGAGGTCGTCCTGGACGTGAAAACACCGGCCATGAAAAACCCATTGGGTTTCCGGACGAAACCGAAACAAAACCCAACAAAAACCCATTGGGTTTTGAAAACCCAACAAAAACCCATTGGGTTTCCGAGCAAAAAAGCGAAAAACACCTAATTAATAATAATACTAAGAGTAATAATAAAGATATTAATAATATATCTACTGACGTAGATATTAATAATACTACTAATAGTAATATTAATGTTTTGTCGCGCAAAAATCACAACGAAAACCCATTGGGTTTCGAGCCGGACGAAAAATCTGCCGCAGCTGACGCTGCTACTCTCAAAAAAACTCTTGAAAAAAGAAAACTCGAGTTCGAGAAAAAGCTCGTGCCGTTCATGGTAGGTCACGGCGGCCAGTACAGCGGCGAGATGCTCCGCGCCTTCGCTGACTACTGGACCGAACCGAACCGCAGCCAGACGAAGATGCGCTTCGAACTCGAGAGGACATGGGAGCTGAAGCGGAGGCTCACGACGTGGGCCACGCGCGAGCGCGTGACACCGCGCCAGAAGCCCGAACAGTCGCAGAGGATCGCCCCACTGGACGCCCTGAGAGATTTCGCCGCCAAGTTATCAAACAACACACGACAAGAAATTAAAACAATCGAACAATGAACAACAACGTAACACTGAAGATGATAAGCAAGGAAGAGGCCATCATACGACTCGCCCCGACCATAGCGAAATGCTATCAGCTCTGCGGCCAGTATTTCAAGCCCGACCATCCGCTCGACGTCTTCACGGCCGACTTCTATGAGATGACTAAGATGCAGCACCCGACCATCACCGTCGAGACGATACAGATGGCACTGCTTAAGGGCATCACCGGGGCATACGGCGATTTCGTCGGCCTGTCGGTCGTCAACATGGTGCGCTTCGTCACCGAACACCTCAAGCCCAAGACACCTCAGGTTAATTGCCAGCAGACGGACGAAGGCGAAGAGCCGAAGCTGCTGGAACGCAACAAATTCACCGACAGCTGCAGCTTCATCGCCACGATGTATGATATTTACAGGTCAAGCAAGACGGCCGACTATCTCGGAGGCTGGGATATGGCCCACGCGTTTATGCGGGAGAACAACCTGTTCGACGACACGAACGCAGTCCCGGTGGACGATGTCATCGACAGGCTATGTGGCGAGCTGCTTCAGAAACGCACACTGCTTAACAAAATAGAGATTAACGAGCGCGTCATGGCCATGCGACGTGAGCGCGACGCTCATCAGGACGTGAGCAACGAGATGCACAAGTTGAGCGTACTCCGCCAGTTTGACAGCTGGATCCTTAGAGGGTACAGCAAGATGCAGGTTATAGGTATCATCGAGGAAAGGAGGCCGGCATGACACTCACGCTCCAACTGAAAAGGTCGCTGAGCGACTACGTGGTGTGTCTGAGTGAAGACGGCGGCCATCCGCTGCCACTCAACGCCTCTGTCATTAGGAAATACAACCTCAAGGGTCTCGACAGCGGACGCTACCATGCGTCGGACATCAACGAAGCAGCTCAGATCATGACCGATCTCAAAGCTCTGAACGATAACATTTTTATTAAATATTAAAAAAATTATTAAAAATATTAAAAAAATTGTTGAACGTATTAAAATAATTATTATTTTTGCGGTGTGAAAACAAACTTAAAAAAGAGAAAGTCATGAAAAACAACAAATCATTCTACGCTGTGGTATCTACATTCCAGCGTAACCAGAAAAAGAGAAGGCTTGTCGCAGCGACGAGCTATTTCGCAGGGGACACCGACACCGACAACACACGGGTCGTCGAGTACTCCAACTTCATCGCCGTGGTGCAGGGCTTCGCTACCCTGGACGAGGCGTATCACAACGTGGCGCAGCTCAAGCAGGGCAAGGCCGTATTCAACACGGACACAAGACGAATTATCCTAAACTAACAACGCCATGACAGACAGTTTGAACATTAGCAGGTTCGACGATCCGAACTGGTATCTTCCGGATGACGAAGACGATAACGACGACTACGGCTTCTGGGAGAGAGTGGACGCCGCCTACGACGAAGAACGGGAAAGGAGATACGAGAAATGATTGAACAGAAAACACGGACCACGGACACGACACTCGCGCAGTTACAGCGCATGCTGCATATACTCAATCCAGAGATCAGCTACAGTGATTGGCGTGACGAGCTGGGTATAGATATAGAAAGCAAATACAGGCGCTGCACGATATACGTCGGCGACCTGTTGCTGCGCGACATCGTCGAGGCTTGCCTCAAGACCGACATCGACCTCAACTATGTGACGGTCGGGTCAAAGCCGAGGGCAATCGAAATAACAAACTTCATATTATCATAAACTATGGCAGAAAACAAAGAAAAACCCAACCAGTTCGAGCTTACGATCAAAGCGTATCTCGACGACATGGCAGCCACCGACCCGCACTTCGCCGAGAAGTACGCAGACCCCGAGAAGAACATCAAGAAATGCTGCAACTATATCATCAACCAGGTCAAGAAGTCCGGGCGACACGGCTTCACCGACCAGGAAGTGTACGGCATGGCGGTGCACTACTACGACGAACAGGACATCAAGGATGTCGAACACACCAAATGCACGGTGGTCGTCAACCACACCATCGAGCTGACCGAAGAGGAGAAAGCGGCCGAACGTGAGAAAGCCATCAAGCAGTATCACGACGAGGTGATCAGCGGTTTGAAGAAGAAGCCGGTACAGAAGAAGGCCGACGAGGTACTACCTAACCAAATGGAGCTATTCGGATGAAACCGCGCACGAAAAAAGAGATAATGCTCTGCAAAATGGCCGGGCAGCTGCCTCTACTGACAGAGAAACAGCTGACCTATTCAAGGGAGCACATCCATCCGCACAAAGGCTATTACTGGAAAAGCGGATTGATATGGTGTCAATGCTGCGGCGAGCTCTACCCGAATACCCACAGCATGCTCGAGGTCGTGCTGGATCTCGGGGTCGATATCTGTCCAAACTGCGGCAAGGAAATAAAGCTCGAGCTTGCACGACCCAAGATGAAATACGAGGAGGTGACATCAAGCTACGCCATAATGACCACACACAAAGGGTGGCAGGTCATAAGAGCTTTTGACGCACGCCGCCTAAACACTAAGGGAAGCCCGACGAAATACTACGTCGATGAGACGTTCCAGCTCTGGATCGACGAAAAAGGCAGGGAGACGATAGTCAGCCACCAATACACAAGGAACTATAATTTTTTGCACTGGCATTATAGCTCGGAGTTCGTTATCTACAACCATAATTACAGGTGCTCGGGATATTACGAGTTCCCGGACCTGTTCGACCTCTACGGCTTTCATATCTACCCACGGACGAAGGTAATACAGACGGTCAGGCGCAACGGCTGGAGCAGCGAAATGCTGAAATTAAGGGTCAACCAGGCCACTCTCATCGAACAACTGCTGACCAACACACGCATCGAAACCATCGCAAAAGCAGGCCAGTACAGCGTGCTTGAGTATTGGATGAGGCAAGGACACGGTGTGATGGACAGCGAGTATTTCACCCCGGTTAAAATCGCGATAAGAAACGGCTACATCGTAGAGGACGCCACGTTATGGTATGACATGATCGAATCGCTGCAAAAGCTCAACAAGGACGTTCACAACGCATATTATATCTGCCCCGCAGACCTTAACAGGGCGCACGACTATTACATGGAGCGCGTATCAAGGAAGGAAAGGCAGGAGAGGTACGAAAAACAGCGTGAGAGGATAAGTAAGGAAAACACCTCATACACGAAGAGGATGGCCCGATACATCGGCATCATATTCGGTGATGACAATCTCAACCTGCACGTGCTTCAGGACGTGACGGAGTTCTTCGATGAGGGCGAGGCCATGCACCACTGTGTCTATAATAACGGATACTATAAAAAAGACGACACCCTGATAATGAGTGCGCGCAGCCAAGGCAATCGTGTGGCGACGATAGAAATTGACCTTAAAACGATGAGCGTCATCCAGGTCCGCGGAAAACACAATACGGTACCGCCAAAAGACAAGGAGATACGGAAGCTAATCGATAACAATATGGAAACGATAAAGAGAATCAAGAGAATGCATAAAACAGCTAAAAATCAATAAATAATGAGTACAAGAGCGACAATAAAAATCAAAAGAGGCGACAGCTTTATCAGGGTGTATCACCACTCGGACGGATACCCGAAAGGCGTGGGTGTCGACTTGAAAAATTATCTCGACAGCCTATACAACTGGATCCCCGACCGTATCGCCAACCATCTCGTGAAGGAAGGACTGCCGAGCGTGTACAACAACGCATACATCGACAAAGGCTATGAGGTTACGATCAGCCAACACGGTGACGAGGAGTTCGGCTATCTGATAGACTGCGACAATAAGCAGCTCAAATGCTACCGGCTGTCGTGGGACGAGTTCGACTGGAAAGAAGACAAATTGGTCGAAATACCTAATGTTTAACAACTTAAATATTCAAAGAAATGGAAAAAGAAAACAAAAAGATTGCAACGCCTTACACTGACGAGGCGGGCAAAATGTGGGTGCATGTCGAGGCCGGAGATATTGACTTCCTACTCGACATCAAAAACCTCACCGACAAGGAACTGAACTACGACGACGCCATGCAGCTTGCCAAGGACAACGACATGGTGCTGCCTGAGAAACGCTGGTGGAGCCTTGTCAACACCTTCCTCGAGGAAGTGAACCAGGTCATCCGTGATCTCGGCGGCGACATCCTCGATGATATTTACTGGTCATCGTCTCAGTACTTTGGCAACTACGCTTGGTACTTCAATGCCACGTATGGCGCTCTGAGCAACGACGGCAAGATGATCAGATACGGGGTTCGCGGTTCCCGAGCTTTTATCAAAAAACCTAATTCCTAAAACCTCATGCCCTGCACCCTCAAAAAGTGCAGGGCTCATAAAAAACTTAAAAACAGAGATGAACACTTATTCGAAATATTGTCCAAACGTATTTCTCGCAAAATGTGACGAGAAACATGAAAAAGGAGAGATCATAACCTTGACGACCAAGTACGGCAAGGAAAACGAATGCGAGGTGTGGAACCTCATCTATGAGCGCGACGGCTTCTATTACTACTCGATAACGCGTGCCGACAAGCGACAGGGATACTATGCGATCCACGACATGCCGAAGACGAAAAACAAATGAAAAATATATGAAAACATTGATAATAATTGCAGTGTACGTCGTGATATGGTGGCTTACAGCCCGCGACTTTAACCGTGACGAGCCCGACGACAAGATGAAGTTGTTGTGGATCACGGTGAGCCTGTTCTGGCCCATTATCGTGGCGATGGCGATAGGATATTTCATCACGACACTGTTTGAAGACGACGAAAGGAGTTTGAGATGAGAATAATAATCGAAACGGACAGCATCGAGAGCGCCCCCGAAGACCTTCGCTACGTGGCAAAGGAGATCGAGCAGGGCTATTACGGCGGCATCGTGGGTTGTACCGGGAACAACTGGGAGATAGAACAATGAGACACCTCGAGAGCAAACTTCAGCAGTCGTGTGTCGGATGGTTCCGCCTCCAGTACCGTCCGCTCACGCTCAACCTCTTCACCGTAGGCAACGGCGGAGCGCGTAGCCGCATCGAAGCGGCGATCATGAACGGTGAGGGTGTGACGGCAGGAGTGGCCGACCTGCTGCTGCTGGTACCACGCCACAACTACCACGGACTCTGCATCGAGATGAAGACCCTCAAGGGCAGGCAGGCCGAGTCGCAAAAGCTGTGGCAGCAGGCTGTCGAGGCTCAAGGCTACCGCTACGAGGTGGTGCGCAGCTTCGACGAGTTCAAGAAACTGATTGACTGGTATTTGAAAAACGAATAGACTTATGGTGACTTATTGCGGAAGATACGGACGAAGGACACACGAGGTGATATGCCTTGTGTGTGAGTATTGTCTACCACCTGCAGAGCGGTCCGGCGGACGTTTCTGCGACCAGAACTTCATCGAGATCTCGGCCACCGTCAGCGCTGCTGCAGATGGTGCCGTCGAGGTACAGACACAGGAGGTGCTATGACGCTCGACATCTTTCTCGACGACCGATTCTACGGCACACTCCGCCTCAAGGACAAACGGGGGGGGGTGTACGACCAGGATGAGATGGCGGCACTCATCGAGGAGCGTCTGCCACTGCTCAAGAACAAGAATTACAAAGTGAAATTTTAAACGAATGACCGACAAACAATACAATATACTAAAACAACTGACACTATGAGACAACTGAAAGAATACGAAATCATGTTCTGGCTCCACAAGCAGTACCCGCTAACGATCATCAACGACCGCTACGGCGGAAGGTACTCGGGCGGCGAATACCTCGCCTTCCCGTACACATTCAAAGACCTCGACAAACGCATCGATGGCGACGACATCGAATGCTCGATATTTTGGGATAAATACGAAGGCATCGCCGGCCGCGGCTCGACAGTCACCGAGGCACTGCAAGACCTGGACATGCAAATGAGAAAGGCACTGCACGCGTCGAAGACGATCGAACAACCGTCCTTTACCTCAACACGACCATACAAGAAGGGCGACCGCCTTCAGTTAAACGGCAAGACGCACGTGATATTATGAGCCGACTAAACAAAGGACTGTTCACGTCGAACACCGACCTCTGGGCCACGCCGCAGGGGTTCTTCGACACGCTGAATCGTGAATTTAATTTCACGCTCGACCCGTGTGCTCTGCCCGAAAACGCCAAATGCGGGAGGTATTTCACGCCCGACATCGATGGCTTAAAACAGGACTGGGGGGGGGGGGGGAAAGGGGGTTTTCCA